GCTAGGGATACTTAAAGCTTAAACACAACTGCCGGGTCGTAATGCCGGTCTGATATTGTAGCTCACCTATTAAACGTAGATATCATACTTCGTAGTTAAATAGGATTTGGTTGTTCGTTGACCCAGTCTGTATGCGTCAGCGAACGGGATTCCTTGCTGGACCACACACCCACGCGCATGCCCCCCGAACGCGATGAGTTGTGCCTCCGACTCTTTGACCCACTGATTCGTGTGTAAATACACCAACCGGGCCACCTGAGCTGAGGACAAGGAATTTTTGAACAGCATCACTAAAGGATAGGCCATCAGACATCCTTTAGTGACAGCGACATCACGCGCAAGCGTGTGAACTTCAGCAGCACCAGGTTCTGTCATAATGTTACGCCAGTGGTCCATCGCCACGCAGTAATCCCGGGTTTCGTCAACGCATACCATGCTTTTTGAATACGATGATTCTAGCATCCGGCTGCGGACATCTCCCCCCGACATTACTAACGCGGCGGCTTCGACTGGAGTAACATGTTCTAGTAGGTACTCATCTGTCGCTAACGCTCCCATCCAAGGCGGAACCTCTTTCTTGGCCCGCAGCACAGTGTCATTGACTCCGAATTCCTCCGGGAACCAGTACATCTGTGCGGTCGCTCTCTGGGTGCGTTTGTTCACTTTGGTCGCTCTGATCTTACTGTGCAGTTCCAAGGCCTTAGAACCAGTAATCACGTCATAGCGCATCGGATTGCGAGCGGTGTCCCTCACAGGGCCGTCACCGATCGCCGATGCCCCCGTACAGACCTGAATGGCCATAGTAAGGGGGAGTGCCTTCCGACGGTGCACGCATCTTCCGATGATTTCTCCTACAGCGAGGGAGCCGCTTCTATTTACGGCCCCCCATGCTGAACTGGCAAAAGCGGAGATACTTTCGACAGCTGTTGTTTCTTTTTCGGTAACCCAGTTGCCACTGACTATCGAGCTCACAGCGCGGGAATAGTACCCGTATGCAGACTCGCGGCCGTAGGCTACGCGGAGAAACTCACCCGTGTACACTCCAACACTCTGCTTAACAGGGTTCATGCGGATCGGGTGGGCAGCGATATCGTCGATGATATCGGCTGCTCTTTTGGCGTCAACTACACTGAGAAAGATATCATCTCCTACGTGCATAGCACGGACGGAGTTGAAATCTTTCACCACGTACTTCAAATAAGCTCTATTTAGTACGGTGTTGACAAATGTCGTTGCACGGTGCCCGGAACACAGTCCTCCGAGCAGTCGTTCCTTCCGTCCTTTGATACTAACGTAGGTACGGTGGAAGCTCAATGCGGCCTTAGAGATGTCGTCCTTAGGGAACCACTCTCCTAATACAGAGAACACACTTTCCATTGATTCATTCGTATGCTGTGCATTGAAATCGTCGTAGTCTAGCATGACTCGGTAGGGCGCACCATGGGTTGCAGATTCTAGTCGGTTGTGCATTCCGACATATCCGTAGTTGCCAGGGTTCAGGATAGAAAAACGGCCTGCCCACTCTCTTTCAACAGATGATAGTATATGTTCGAAACCAATATACGACCATGTGTCACAAGCTAGTAACAGTCGGGTCTTTCCA